TAGGTTAAGTTCAGCCGATGTTTTAACCCCCGTTTTTCACAATTCAAATACAACTGATGATGCCGCGGCACCAAACGTTGAGATTTTGGGTGGTATGTATAACTTAAAGTTAGCTTCTTCAGATTTCTCTGAATTGGGAATATATACCCTACATATTAGACCTAAACAGATACGTACAACAATCACGGATTGTGGTATTTTGGCATCATTACCTTCTGTTAGAGGTTTGGTTATTGATTTAAGTAATGTACCAGCCGCAGACAGGAATAAGTTTACTCCACAAGGTTTGGTTGGTTATAGAATAGAATATATTAACACGTCGGATAATAAGAAAATCACCAACTTCTACAGAGTTGTAACATCTTCATTTTATTGTACTCCAATTGTGTCTAACTTAACAAGCACTTCACAAAAAGCCATCAGATATCAATATAGTGAACAAGCAACAAATTTGATGTTTTTGACTGTTACACCATCCTCAGCACCATCAAATAAACCAAATACGGTTCCCTTTATTGGTACACCATCACAAAAAATTATTTTAACAAATACATTTTTTAACCCAACAACAATTGAGGTTGAAATGGTTGAACACGATGCTGGTACATTGGCTAACGCATTGTATGGTAATCAAACTAAAGCTGTTTCACAAGGTATCTACACCATTTATGACAATAATAATAACATATACAAACAGTACAATCTTTACGAAGTCAAAGACGAATTTAATGAGACATTATATGAAGTTCGTGAAGAAAGGACTGACATAGATGAGACACTAAACTTTGATACGATTACCGAATAATGGCGAAAAGAAAGGTACCAAGCCAAGCGCCAAGTGGCGCGGCAACATTTAATGATAATCTTGTTGGTAGACAAATTACCAACGGAAGTTCGGCGCTTGTTAATACCTCATTTGACATTGATAAAACTATACCTGATAAAGATTCTAAAAGTTTTAGAAAAAATCCATTTTCTGAGTTTCTTACTTTAGATAATATAAAAAAAGAAGACACTAAAACAGACGTAACAACTCAGCAACCTACAAGTTCTGCGGCCAAAAGAAGTAAATCGATAAGATTTCGTAACGATAAACAAAATGCAGATAAGTCTTTATATGGTTCTTTAAGAGAAAGAATTTTGGTATCGATTACCAAAATTATAAAAAAATTCCCCGCAGCATTACAAGTAATTGCCGATAGTCCTATAGGTGTGAACTTATTCTCAGCGTTTAATATTTCATATAGTAATAGTTTAGACAGAACAACATTCACAATTCAGTTAAGTAAAGTTTCAAATCCATTTGGAATTATTTTATCTGAACCAAATAGTGCGATTAAACCTACAAGTGAAAATGAATTAAGAAATCTATATTCATCAAACAATAAGTATGTTTTATATATAAATGGCGAATCGTACCCTGTATTTCAATATACAGAGCCAAATTCTTCAAATGAAATAGTTTTTGTTGTAATTGGTCAACCATTTACAGGTTCTACAAGTACAACAAACTTTATAATCAGACCAAATGATGGTATTGTTGAAGAATTTTACAATGGATTAGATGATGTTGAATCTTCATTACTCAATAGAGATACAAGCCCAACATACACATCAAATTTTAGAATTCCGAGAGATAGTCCCGATGGTTCAAAGGTTACAATTCAAAACGTTGAGTTTAGCTGGCCAACATTAGGGGATGGATGGAACATACAAATTTATGGTCTTGACTATGAATTATATGTACAAAGTTTAAAAGATGTTTGTGATGAGATTGATACATTTAAATCAAACACAATTGTTAGATTTTTAACATCACCACAATTATTAGAATTTGACACCGCAGACCAAAGAGCTCAAAGTGTATTTCAACTTTACGGACAAAGTTTTGACCAAGTAAAAAAATACATAGACAACATTGCTTACATGAGAAATGTGAGTTATGATGGTATTAATAACTTACCCGATATTTTATTAAAGAATTTATCTGAGAATCTCGGGTTATCAACTACAAATCTATTTGATGAAAAATCATTAGACGATGTATTATATACTCGTTTAGATTCGTCTTATGGTGGAGTATCCACTGGTTTTAATTTAGTTGATGCCGAACATGAATTCTACAGAAGATTATTAGTCAATCTTGCATATATCTTTAAATCAAAAGGAACAAGAGCATCTATTGAGTTCTTCTTAAAATTCTTAGGAGCTCCCGAACCATTAATAAAAATTAATGAGTATGTCTATCAAGTAACATCAATGCCCGTGAGTTTTGATTTAGAACAAGACATATACAATGTTATTGTTGGAGAAAAAACTTTTATAACGGGTCAATTTAATACAACAGGGTACACATATACTAAGATTACCACCACTGGCTCAACAGGATTTGATAGAGAAGGTTATCCTGTTGACCCTGACACAGGGTTACCAAGAAAAGCGTTTAGTCTTACTGAAGACATTTTCTTCCAAAAAGGTGCGGGATGGTATGATATTACATTAGACCACCGCTCACCAACGATTATAGATACCGAAAACTCAATTCTCACTGGTAGAACAAAAACAATTAAAACAAAAAATAAACCTTTTACTTATGGTGAGGATTATTTTAACGTGTTCAGAAAACTACCCGGATTAGATACGGGTTATGGTTTACAAACAGATATTGACAATACAAAAGCTCACGATGTATTGGATGGTTCGTCTTTAATTTTGAATAGAAAAAATATTAATATTCATATTTCAGCGTCTAACGCGATTAATTTTGATTTATTTAGAAAAAGTAGAGATTTAGAAATTTCATTCGGTTCAACAAATTTATTATCACCACAAACAGGGGTAACGTTTGCACAATTTACAAACAATTTTATTCACAAAGTAATAAAGAACTCTCATACAATTAGATATAAAAAGAATTATATTGTTCTTGAAGATATCTATAGAGATTATTTTTCTCAAACTTCATTCAAACCATATACGTTTATTGATGCTGCTGAATTTGTAAATAAAATCAGCCCTTATTGGGTTCAATTAGTAGAACAATTGGTTCCCGCAACTACACTGTGGACAGGAGGTAATCTAATAGAAAACAATTTATTTGGTAGACCGAAATATCCATACATATTTGATTGCCAACCAATGGAATTTATCGAGGACTTATATCCCGATTTTGAAACCGCAATTGAAGAAGACGTTGAAACTTTACTCGGTGAAGAAAATAATTTTAGAGGATTAATAAACTTGACTGGTGTAACATACTATCCAATAATCGAAATTGATGGGGTTATTTATGGTGGTCCATCATATACAGGTTTAACAACAGGAATGACTGTTGTGGTTAGCGGTACATCAAATACAACAAATAGTGCTAAGTTATATGACCCATTCCCAATGACGGGATGTACCGACTTAGTGAGTAATGACCCTGTAAATCTTGCACTTATTTGTGATTATAAAGATTATTTAGAACCTGATATTGTTAAAATTAAACAACTATGGGTTGAAGCGTTGACTAATCTTATTGGTTCAATAACAATATCAAGATATGGTTCAGGTTACTATGCTTACGCACCATTCACAGGAACAACCGGACAAACATATGTAACCGAAACTTTACCAATGGTAAGTTATGAAATCTTTACAGATGAAAATGGTGAAGAAATGATTAAGTTTTCATCCATAAAATATGGTATTGGGAATTGTTCGGTAAAAGATTATTTTGATTATAGATTTGAGGCGGATTATCAGACAATAAAATCAAATGATAGATTAAGTGTACAAGTTAGTGGTAATGGTGAATTTTATTGTGAAGAGCCAGCATCGTGTATTATGGTTAGTGACATCTATATTGATGTTATTGGTGCTCAATTCGGGGTTCAAAAAAATCACACATGGCCGTTTTACATTTATGCAAATTGTACAAGTGGTCATAGTCAAAATGCTGACGTTTACATTGAAAAAGTTGCGGGGTATGATTGTAAATTTAAACTAACTGGAGTTACTGAATTTGATGTAATAGATTTTAATATTATTGATGCCGCAAACAACGAAGTTAAATTCAAGATAGAAGGATTACAAGCTAAAATAGAACACGACCCATGTCCAATGCCAAGCGGAAAGAGTCACACAGAACTATTTGTACTTCAAGGATATCAAGGTTCAAATACTATATCTGAAATATCAGGAGCAACGTTTTGTGACAATTATACTGGATATACCATCCAACCAAAAGTTGAGTATAAATCAAACTTTAATTATGGTTTAAAAGATAGTTCAATAGTTTTAGTGGTTCCTTCAGGTTTAACAATTAATAGTTCAACAACAAGTTCACAAATTAATTCATATTTAACAGGTGGTACGATTGTAGAAAAATCTGTATATGGTTTACAAGTAGGTGAATACATTTTAAGTGCAAATTATCTTCCTTGTTCAGGATTTACGAATCAACAATTCCAAAATGCATCTCAAAGTGGATATTCATTTACGTATTCGTATGAAAAACTTTTAGTTACTGATAAAGAATGTCTTGGTTCTGTTAAGAAAAATAGAATTACAGGTGAAACAACAACAAATAGTATTGAAATATTTGAAGTTTTACCTACAACTCAATTAAGGGTTTATACAAATAAATTTATTGAGAATTTCGGTTCTGTAACGAATGGAACATATCACTTTGATGATAGATTCCCTGAAGAATTACAAATAAGACCGATTGATTTCATCGAACCTTGCTGCGACCACTCCAAAGAATTATATGATAAAGGAGATTTTCTAATTAACCAATATGGTTATCCAATAGAAGTTTTAGCGGTTGACCTAAATTATTGTGACACTGGTTTATATTTTAACTTAAATGTTCAAAAAAATGGTTCACCATTGACTGATACATTTATTGTTGTATTTGATGGTAATTCAAATGAACAAATTTTGATGAAACATCTATACAATAAACATCCAAATATTGATTTTGATTTAGGTCAATATTATAGTGACCCCGTACATTGTGCAACACCACCAACCAATAATGATTTATCTGAATCACCATTTGATTGCGACCAATCTCCCACAAACACACCCACACCAACTAGCACACAAACACTAACACCAACTCCTACTATCACATCAACAAGTACTCCAACATTAACAAACACGAATACATCAACCTATACTAGTACTCCAACAATAACTCTTACATCCACAAGTACGCCAACATCAACTAATACACTAACAGCCACAAGTACACCTACTTTAACTAGTACAAGCACTGCAACAAATACACCCACTCTTAC